CATTCGTATCCGTTTCGGCCAAGTTCAATACCAACATCGAAACCTTAGAAACCAGCATTTACAACGCGGCCAACATCCCCGAAATACACGAAAACGACGTTGTTGTTACCAACGTACGCCACTACGAGGCCCTAACCCACGCCCTCGCAAGCATCCAACGCGTTCTCGACGGCATCGCTCTCGACCTCAGTGGCGACCTTCTTTCCGAAGATCTACGCCAATGCCTGCACTTCTTAGCTGAAATCACAGGGGGCGGCATCACCTCTAACGAGGTACTTGGGAACATATTTAAGCACTTTTGCATCGGAAAGTAAAGCCACT